CTTGTTATCCAAATTTTGTGATTTTTACGGGCGCCGGCTTGCTGGTTTGAATTTTTATGAGGCTTATGATGCCCCCGGGGAATTCGGGGGGGATGATTCAATTGCTGAGGGTTTGGGCCCTGATAACCATTATTTGGTCGAAGGTGCAGCTGCAATGGGTCAGAAAATCATAGCCGAGTCATATCGCCGCGGAATGGATGGCGTGAACTACCTTTCACGGTTTTTCACGTCAGACGTGTGGTGCGGCGATCCAGCTAGCACATGCGACTTGGGGCGAATTTTGTCTAAGTTGCATGTGACAGTCAGATTCGATGTAGACCCGGTTGAGAAATTGCGACAGAAGTTGATGGGTTTGTTTCGGACTGACTATAATACGCCTGTGCTGCATGAAATAATCCAAACGGCTATGCGTTTAGGTTATGACATGCGAGCGAATCTGGATTTGAGGATGAGCAGCTGGTGGGCGAAGTATGGGGCCGATGTGAACTGGCCGAACATTTCAGACCATTTTAACAATGACTGGTTGCTCAAATTTTTGCCAACCGCCAATCCCGGCCCTTTATTTGATTATTTACGGAAAACTCTAGAGGCGTCTCAGTTGTTAACTATGCCCTTGATAGTGGCTCCTGAGGATGTTCCCATCACGGCCTCGAGTTTAACGGTTGTCGATGATGAGGTTGTGAAGCCTAAGAGCCAGGCTGAGACCGTCACCGTCTGTAAAGAGTTCCTCATTGGTCAATGCCGTAAAAAGCCGTGCCCCTTTAGACATGAAGGAAGACAGCAATGCAGATTCTTCAAGCAAGGACGATGCACTAAAGGTCGCGAATGTAAGTATTCTCATTCACAAGCAAACGCCAAGTAGTTCTGCGCCTCTGCTGGGGAGGCCTTTACATTTAGAGTTCTATTTGTTTATTTTATTGTTTTTATCTATGTCTTTAGTAGTGAAGGAGAAGACTAGGTCAGGGTCTGGCCCCATTGTGGAGGTTCTTCAAACGATTCAACGTCGCAAGAAGGGAGGCAAGAAGAAGAAAACAAACCGTGGGCGAGTTAAGAATGTTAACCGCCGCGGTCTGCGTTCTATTCTTGGTGGAGCCCATCTATCATGGGCTTCCGTTATGAATGATCCTTTTAATAATCCTCCGATCAACCTCCGCATGGGTACTATGGTCCCTACCTCTTTATTCACTTTTTATTTTCGTGGTCAGCTGACATCCAATTCGACTGATGGCTCTTTTGCTATAGCTGTCGTGGCGTCCCCTAAGGTCACCTCTAGTGCGCCTATTGGCATCAATACTGCAGGCGCGGGAGTGGCGACTTGGGGCTCCCACACTTCATTTACTAATGTCGCAACAGCTGACACAGTTTTCGGTTCAAATTATGAGTTTAGACCTATCGCTGGCGGCCTTAGAGTTATCCCGTCGATAGCCGCAACTTCAGCGCCTGGACAGTTATATGCGGGCGCAGTCCCCACTGCAGCTCAGAATGCCGTGGAGGCGTTTACGCCCTCCGGATTCTCAAGCTCGCCTTTTGCTGAGTGCGGAAATGCTATGGACGGGGCTTCTGTTACTATGAGACCCCAGGATCTGAACTCCTTTACCTTTAAGATTTCTAGTAATCAGGCTGTCTCGAATATACCCACTTGGTCCACGCCTGTTATTGCTGGGATTGGATTACCCAACTCCACTGTTGTATTTTATGAGGCTATATTGCACTGTGAGGTCATAGCCTCCGTGACGGCACTGTCGGAAGGCGATGAGGAGTCCAAAAAGGATAAAGCAGATTTGATAACAAATTATGGCTCATTGGAGGGCATGTATGCCCGAGCTGATTTGTTGTTGAAGCAGGCTTCCTCGTTAACTTCCCGTTTCACTGACGCAGTGTCGACGATGACGACCGTGGGCGGGGCAGTTAGTGGTCTTTACCATCGTATGGCCCACCCCCGTCCCGGTACGTTGTTGACGGATTGACTTTGTGACCCCACTGATGCGCAGTGGGAGATGGTATAAAATTTCAAAAACAAACAAACATTCTTTTAGCTAAATTCTAATCTGCATCTTTCTTTTGATTTAGTTTATTTCCTACTTCTCCCCAGCAGCGCTCGTTCAAGTTCTT